TGTGCATCCGTCATGCTCGGAATACCGCCGTTTTGTATCTGCCCGTTCTTGCTGTATGTAATTTTTACCGGAACAGGGTTGCCATCCGCATACTCGCTAAAGTAAACCCCGTTAATCAAATCAAGCGAAGCGACGGTTTTTAGTGTTCCGTTTGCGTGATAGTCGTAAAATTGAACAGCACCCCATCCGCTGCCCTCTGAAAAGAAAATTTGTCCTGAAAGTCTGTTTTGGCTGTTTATCATCTCTAGAGACCTATTTTCTGGGTTTATAATAATCCTATTTCCAGAAACATTACTCTCAATCCTGCCTCTGAAGAACCCTCCCAAAGCGTATATGTATCCCCTGAAAAATCCATCCCCACCGTGAGTGAAAACGATCTTTGCCATTTCAGCCCATTCCTCTTCGGTGGGTTGATAATTCGGATTTGCGAGGAACTTCTGAACCGTCCTTATCGCCATTTCCATCGTTCCACCAGCCCATACAGCGGGGTCGTTATCGTTGTTGTATATCCCGCTTATCCCTGCGTTTACCTTTTCCATCACGCCATCCTTGTACTTGCCCAATTGGATCATCGTTGTAAGGATAAGACCGCCCAGAATATCGGTATCGTAGTTTTTTATAGCATCTGTTATTACATTGATTGCTTGTAACTGTGCGATTGCTTTCAGGTCGTCCTCCTCTGAATAGGAATAACTCACATCTGCGTTTCCCTCCGATAGCATAATCTCGTAAATGTAGGCATCGTCAGACAGGGTTAGCGTGTACGCTCCCGAATTGGCTACCGTGATGTCAAATGAATATTTTTTATATTCCGAATCAATCGAAACGGGAACACTCTCGACCAGATCGACCGTGAGTGAATTACCCTTAGCCCAGAAACTTAATACATGCGAGCCTTGTTTGAGATTAACAGTTTGCTGAATAGAACCGATTTTTACCCCTTTCCCAGACCGTGATTGGGTGTCGATAACCTCCGTGTTGCTGTAAACCCAATGAACGAGTGGATTGGTGTTTATAGGTGTGCCCCCTGTTACTGCGGTAAGCGCATCGACGGTTAAACTTTGAAAGTCTCCCAGAAATCCGGTGTTCCTTAACAGGTTTGCACTGCCAACCACGGTATTGTTAACTTTCTGTTCTATAGCATCAACCCGTTGCTTTATCCCGTCCGTGTAGCTGTCTGAAATTTCCTGCCTCAACGTAGATAATGAAGCTCCTGCCGGGTTTACCAGTTTCTTATTTCTCGGCTTCGCAGGGATGTATGTTTTCTTGCTTATCATATCTCGATAAGATTATACGTGCAACTTTCCATCTTTACATTTTCCTCGCCTCCGGCAACCATGAACGTTTTGCCGAGGTGCAGCTCGGTAAACACCGTATAAGGTTTTGCATCGTTGGCCAGCGTGGGATCTATCGTGAAACGCGGAGTCTCGAACAGATCCACGACTCTTTTAAGCAGCAACTTCTCGGGCTGATCCGTCCCATAGGCATCCGTGACCAGCGTTACCAGAAAATCGTTGCTTTGGATCACCGAACTCAGCGCCAGCTTCCCGTCCGGGTTGGTGCATATGCGCAGGTCGATCTCCCCGGCTTCCTCGATGTACGCCTCGTCGATCACGTTCTCGTATACCAGGTCGTTCTTGCTGTCCTTGTCCACCCAGTCCCCGTAGATACTTTGCTCGTCAGGTATGCCATACGCGAATACAAGGTTTTTCATATAGCTGTACTCGTTCGCGATTATGTTCGTCTGTCCGGTCGTGAAGTAGTAGAACGTAACCTCGCAGTCGCCAATAACGTTAAAGTCCGGCGCCTTGACAATGAACCCGGATATGTCGCCTATCCCAAGCGTGAAGTCGTTCGTGTCTCTCACCTTGAAGTATCTCCCCAGTACGCTGTCGCCCTTCTTCACATCGACCGGAAGATTGAACTTGCTCTCCGTTTCAGTCCATGCCGATCCGTTATAGTAGTATTTGCCAATTCTGAATTTTACCGGGATATTGATCACCGCATCCGCACCGAACTTATGTACCGAGGACTCCACGGGATCAAACTTTTCACGATTGAATTTTATCTCCGCGCTTAGACAGAAGTACACATTCTTGTGATACAGCGCCCGGCTATCCGAGTTAAGTTTAATGATCCGGTTATTGCCGGTCAGTTCGAGTACCTGCGTATTCGGGTTAACGGGATCCGGAATATAATTCTTGATCATCACCTCGTTGCTGAAATTGAGCGTGGAAGGCCTCTGGTCGTCCTGAAACGACGTTGTCCGAACGAACACGGATCCGATCGAGCCAGGAGTGGTCAACCTGTCGCCCTCGTTTTCGACGAAAGAGGATCCGCCCCATATTTGATTGTAGAACGTGTACCGGGGCTGCGTGTAGTAGCGTATAATCCCTGTATGCGCGATACTTTTCCCGCTTATTGTGACAGTCTTCGGGATGGTCTCTATCGGAGTCGTGTTCTTGATTACCGTTTTCTCGTCGCTAAAATCGGGCAGGATGTTTTTTATCTCGTATAGCGAACAGTTAACTGTCGCTTTATTTTTTCCGGCTATCCGGCTGATCTTGGCGCCGGTGCCCTTGTAGTTCGATACGGTTTTAACGTCGGACAGCGTTACGGTTGTTCCGGTCAGTCCGTCCAGCTTCGTGTAACTGTTGTATCCGGCCCTGATCGCTGCATAGTCGAGCAGATACAGATCCGCACCATACGGGGTGAAGCAGCACCCCAGATACTTTGCAATCTCTTCCAGTGCCTCGTAGTAGGTCATCGCCTCACCCAGCTCGTCATAGAAGTTCGCCGACGAGATCTTAAGATCCAGATAACTGCCGGTCGCTGTTCTCACCGAGTTGGTAAGGTAAGCGAACTCATACCCGGCATATACGACAGCCTGCGCGATGATCTCCCTGAACGTCACAAAATCTGCCGTAAGGTCGAATTCCTTGTACTTAAGCGTCGAAAGCGCGGCTACGCATTCCATCTCGTAGATAAAATTCGGAGAGGAAAAGTCCTGCGAGAACGTATCGGGTGTAAGATATCCCAACCTCTTAACCAAACCATTCTCGTACAAGGTAACTCTTATCCCCTGCGGGCCGCTTGTGTATAAGTCCTGTAGATAGTCCGACCCGAACACCTGAATCGTTCCGCTCCATGACCTCATCGGACCGAGAAGATCGAAAGCGTCGTCGGTAGTCCGGATCGGATCCTCGCCGGCGATGAGTTCAACAGGTCCACCGACGTAACCGAGTACCTCGAGACGAATCTCACACGATTTTTCGGAGATCGTCCTAAAAGGGATTATGTATTTTAGTCCGTAACTCATCGTCTGCTTCTTTTTCTCGCTTCCTGCTCCAGTATGCCGACTAACCGGCTGCCTTCTATTTCGAATCTTACATTACCGTTCGTGCCGCTCTGCAACGCCCCGGCAAGGTTGTTCTGCTGCGCCCTGTTAAGGATCAGCTCGCCGGAGTTGACCCGGGCGAGCATCTTGTCTCCTGAATAGGAGTTTCCCGGTACGATCCCGCCGAACTCGAACTTCGGTATGTTCATCAACGCCCCCATGATCGAGAGAACTGCACCCGCCGCGAGTACTGGACCGACAATGGGGATGCCTGCCACGGATGCCGCGCCTCCGGATGCCGCCACGGCCGCGTTGGCATTGGCCAGACCCAGCAGTGCGGGTAGGGATCTGCCTACTGTGGAGACGACGTTCGCGCCCCATTGCAGCCATTTTCCCGCGCTCTCGCCGAGTACGTCGCCAAGACCGTAGAGAACGTCGGAAACGCCGTACACCGTATCGATAAGGTCCCTGTTCTTGTCGGCTATCTCGCTAAGGTAAGCGGAGTAGGAGCGACCTTCCTCCGGCACCTGGAACGATCCTGACATGTCCGTATGTTTTACGCCCTTCAACGGCGCGAGTGGGTCCGCACTGGTGAGGGTGGATCCTGCTTCTATATTTTTAAGATCCTTGTACTTGAACTGTATCTCGAGTATCGCTTTTCTGCTCTCGAGATCCTTGATCAGCAGATCCGCTGCGGCTCTCGCCTCGTCGGTCGTTGCATTCAGAAATGATTTTCGAGCGTCCGCGATTTGCTTTTCCAGTTCAGCGAGGGATCCGGCGGGGATTATGTCGACCTTGACTTTCGGGGATCCTCCACTGCCGCCCGATTCCTTCTCGATGCGGGATTGCAGTCTCGGAAGAGATCTGTTAAGTTCCAACTTGCGGGCGTTGAGTTCCGTTCCTACCTGGTCGTAGGTGTCGAGCTTCGTTCTTATGTCCTGCAGCTGCTCGTCCGTCATGCGCTCAAGCAGGGTATTCATCACGATTGCGTCCTTGTATCTCTTCGCTGCTTCCTCCTGCAGCTTGCGCCCCTCGTCCGAGAGTATGCTTTGCGACACGGCACCATAGTTTGTGCCCTGCGTGATAGTAGTCGTGTTCTTCGCGGCGATCTGTTTTAACTCCTGTTGATAAGCATCATACTCGGCGCCCAGTTTCTTTTTCACGTCCTCCCGGACGGATCCTTTCGCGTCGAGCAGGACGAACCGGTCGAGCATCTCCATTGTGATGTCGCCGGGGTTGAGAAGATTGTACGATGCCGCAATTTTCTGCGTTGCATCAAGCACATCCTTCCGGTATGTGTTCGCGTATTCTTCCAGGTCCGTTACTGCGGATCTCCACGCACCGATGGCCTTATACCGGTCTTCTTTTGACAGCTCCGGATCGTATGCATCCGCACGGGCTTCGGTGATGGACGCCTGCGCCATCTTCGCGGCACGGGAGTAGGAGTTCTGTGTGTTCCAGAGTTGATCCAGCGCAGCCTGCGCCGCGAATGCCTTCTTATAGATCGCGTCCAGACCGTTCGTGAAGACAGAAAAATCGCCGGTTGACAGAGATTTGAAAAACTGGTCGACCGTTCCCTTGGCCGCGCCTATGGAGTTTTGAAATGCGTCCGCCGTGGTCTGACTATTCTGGATGATCTTGTTCAGGGTTGCACCGGCACCGGCGGCAAGCCCGAGCGCTCCGGCAAACTTTGTCACCATCCCGGATGCCACGCTTCCGATCTGGTTAAAATTAGATACCTGCTGCTTACTCTTTGTAAGTGTATCGTTGAACTGCTTGTCGTTCAGTAGTATTCTGGTAACTAAGTCTGCCATAATTGTCTTTTAATCGCTTCCGCTCTTTTCGCCAATTCTTCTCTTTCTTCATCCGTCACAACCACGACCGGTTTATCATCGTCCCAGGGAAATTTCACGATGTCAGTAGATTTTATCGTCTTTTTCGAGTTGACCTGCGCGATCAGTTGTGCGATCATCCTCGCCATATCCTTAAGATCTCTCCCCCGGTACTGGACGGATCCCAGGTATTCCGCAACCTCGTATGTTTTCATCTTATCGAGTACGTACCCGGGATCCAGTCCACTTTCAACAACAAGAATCCGAAAAACCTCCCTCCAGCTTATCGCTTTTTTTTTACGTCGTCACCGGCCGGCTCCGCGAGCTGGTTTTCCACCTCCATCTGCTTCGTTGCCCAGCGTATGGCCGCGTCCAGATCTGGTATCGCCACCCCGTCGACGAACTCGTCCAGCTCGACTCCGCAGCCAGGCGATCCGGCCATCAGCATCGCATAGACGAAGACTGTCCAGTCCGTCGTACCTTGCAACGAGAAGGACTTGTCCGCCATCTTCTCGAAGAGTATGAGCGCACGAATGCCGTAGCGCAACTGATAGCTCTTGTCTCCTAATTGCAGTTCCATATCAAGTGGTTGCTACTGCGGGGGTTAATTTTCCTTTTCCCTTCAGGGAGATACTCATCGTAGCGTTCTGCCCGTCAGCCGCGTTAGTGGCTATTCCTGTAATTATCGCCTTGCCCTTGTAGCCTCCGGCCGTTGGGGGAATCCACCCACCCACAGGCATCTCACCGTTCGTGATGTTCGAAGGGATGGCCAGATAGACGTCGATGGGTTCTGCCGCCATCCATGCGGCCACCAGCTTGCCGTGAGGATCCGTAACGCCGATGCCCCCGACGAAGTGCTCGCTCGTTGCATTCCACAGTAATTTTGTCACCTCGGATTCGTCCCATAGCCCGGAATCCTTGCTGCTCGTCCCCTGCGTTTCGGCTTGCAGATCGAGGGCATGATTCGTCGCATACGCAACAGTCTCCAGCCCGGCGGCGCCGAGATCGAAGAATAACATAATGTCTTTTCCATTAATAATCATAGCTTTATCAATTTAATACGTTTATAAGAATCTCGAATGTTAATTGTTGTACGTTATAGTTTTCGTCTGCGTCCTCGAGGCTGTCCGCCAGTCTGATGTCGTCTATGTTCACCCCGGCGATCACTCCTCGCTTGCGTTCCACCGCGTTAATCACCGCCGAGTATATCTGTATCGTCTTGCTGTAACTCTCGCTTACGATCAGCACATCAACGAAGATGGAGTCCTTCCCCCTGCTGTCCTTCTGGTAGGACGGGATAAGCCCAGTCCTGCGGTAGACGATGAAAGGCTCCGGCACGTCTGTATCCACCACCACCGGGAAGATCTTGTCCCCCACCAGTGCGGTTACCGCCTCGCTGGCCAGTAACAAGGTGCTAATCGCTGTTCCCGCCCGTTCTGTCATTTGTATTTTGCGTTAATTTTTTCAACGTGCTTCGAAAATATCTGATCCATAGAAGTAAAAACCTGCCTCTCCGACATCTCCTTCCCTTTTACGAAGAACTTCGAGGCCTCGATCCTGCCCCTGAAACCCCCGGATCCTTTTCTTTCCTTGTATATGCGACCGCCGACCCAGTGCTTTCCGACCACTCTGTACCCTTTCGTGCGCCGGTCTTTTGTTCCTAATTCGAAAAATTTAAGCCGGAAATCGCCCATTATGTGCACTTTGGATTCCTTTGCGTTCTTGGCTATCTTGTACCGCACGCCCGACTCCAGCGTCTTTCCTGTCCATTTGCTTTTCGTTTTCGTGCTGAGGGATCCGCTTTTCGTCCGTACTCCACGGAGCTGTTTTCTCGTTTCCCGCACCAGGATCCGCGAGGCCTCACCGAGACTCCGGCGAAACACCACCTTGCGATGCTTTTCGTCGAATTCGGAGAACATCGCCAGTACTTGTGTTGCGTCAACCTGTACGTTACTCATTGATTTTTCGTGTTTTAAGCGTTATTAACCGCTTGTCTGGGTTTGGCAAAACCGCTTCGATCTTGTACTTGCCGCCGGCGAATAACACCCGCATCGTATCGTTTACATCGTGATACTGCCGGATGAAGAAGTCGATCCGGTACTCCGTGAATGCCTCCCGGTTCTCCAACAGTGCGACGCCATCCTTGTACGTAGCGTCCGCGTTTGTAGTAATCACGGTAGTCCAGGCCTTCACCCGTTCGCCGAATTCGTTTCTGACTTCGGTGTACGCCTGAATTTCAATCCTGTGTTTCCGTAATCCTCCCGCTCTCATCGTTCGTAATTTCTAAGCAGCGACATCAGTCTGTCCGACGCCTGCCGCATCCTTGCGGATTCACCGTTTTGAATCTCGTCTTCCCTGTTCTTGTAGTAGGAACCGATAAGAAGGAGCATCGCCCGCCTCAGCGGTCGGGGCAATGCCCCCTTCTCGGTCACTATCTCACTGATGGGCACGCATATCTCGCTCTCGACTATGCCCTCCACGTCGAGGATCAGATCCTCGATGTACTGGTCGTCGCCGGTGTAGGCAGCATCTACGACGAGATGTTCCTTAACTTCCAATAGAGTGATATATGCTCCCATTTTCCCGGTATGTTAAGTAGTCGGTGTAGGAATAGTAACAGTAGCTTTCATCGAATACTTCGTGAAGGATTCAGTACGGATCACACCCATGTCCCAGTACGAGTTAACCGTCAGGCGAACCATGCCGGTGGTAGCGAGGGTGAACGGGTCGACCGTGATATCCATGGCGCCCCACTGTCCGAGGAAGTAATCCGCCCAGTTTCCGAACACGATACCGTATTCGTTTTCTGCGACTGCCAGTTCATTCGGGAGGTTGTTCGTGCGAAACGCGTTGTATCCGTTCAGGAAGCCCTTCCCTGCTTCGCCGATGATGTATCCGCCTGCGCCGGAAGCATCCTTCACCATCGTTTTTGCAGTTCCTGCCAAAGCGGGATGCAGAATGTAGGCGAGGTTGCCGAACTCGGCACTGTTCAGATCCGCGAGGGTTTCCATGTCCACGACTTTCGCCCAGGTCATGTCGCCTTTTGGGGTGTAGTTCTGGAACATACCGTCTGGAACACCGTCGGCGTGAACCGCAGCACTGAACGCTGTAGCTTCGACCTTCTGCGCGATGGCGGCAGCAAGCAACTGACGAAGCAGTCCTTCAACCGAACGGTTTTCTTGGATCAGGAGTTGTTTTGAAATATCCACGAAAGCAGTCAATCGCTTAGGAGTGAATACAGATCCCTTCAAGAAGGCACCGGCGCCGTCTTTTGCGGCTACGTTTTCGCCTTCCCACGTTACAGTGGCGGCCGAGTGCTTAGGCCAGTAGATGTTACCCACGAGGCCATTCATGATCCTTGCGCCGGCTCTTGCAAGCACAAGGTTGTTCTGCAAAGGCAGCAACAGTTCCATCTGGTCCTCGTCGATCACGACTCCGGTGGTTGCTTCGGTTCCGGCAGTGTAGGCCGCACGGGTTTCAAAAGGCAGGATGAGGCCGTCCACGTTCTTCCCAGCTACCGACCTGTGCAGCTCGGAGGCTTCCTCGATGACAGCAGCTTCAACATCGCCTTGCTCCCTCCCGGTCATCTGGTTCACAATCGCACGTCTTAATGAGAATTTCTCCCTTTTCACGGAGGTGTGGGTTTTGCCCTGCCCCCGGTTCGCTTCCTCATGGGCAACGATATCGGTGTTCAACTCTGCAATACGAACGTTCAGTTCGTTGTGCTCTTTCATCTCGTCATCGTTCAGCTTGCGGGTTTCCGCCTTGGCCTTGTCGGTGATCTCTTTCGCGCGTTTGATGGCTTCTGCCTTATCGGCGCGTAATTCTGCTAAAGATTTTTCTTTTGCCATTTTAATTGATGTTTATGTTAATTGAATTGTAGTACGCGTCCAGCTCTCGCTCGCGCTGTTCTTTTTCCTCTTGTTCCAGCTGCTCTTTGCCCCTCATGTACACGGTGGTTTTCGAGTACGCCGCGTCGTATACGGGGGATATGTCATACAGCTCGTTGAATTTCTTTATGGTCCGCTTCCAGGATTCGCCTTTTCGCTCCCACAGATCCTCCGCGACGGAGAATGCAAAGGACGATTCCGTCACCTCGCCGCGACGCAAGTATTCCAGCAACTCGTCGCCAAGTGCGGTCTTGGGCGCTTCAAACCGGTACCGGAGTCCTTTTCCGTCCACGGTCAGCGATAATGTGCCGACGCCTTTCTTGCTTCTTGCCAGGATGCCTCGACGTTCATCGTGGTTGAGCAGCGCGAACACGTTGCTTCTCTCGATCACACCGTCAAGTGCGCCGGGCTCGATCACCTCCTCGATATCCAGGCCGTCGGACGATACGTTAAAAAGCAGGGCGTAACCCTCGACCGTCCGGCTCTCCTCGTCGATTGTCACCGCCGCTAATGTGTTCCTGATTTCTCTCTTATTCTGTTCCATCGCTATTTGGGGTTGTTTGTGTTATTTCTTTGCTATTCACTGCATTGTCGAGAGTCTGCACGTTCACCTGAACGAAAGTCTGATCGCCTCTCTCGACTTTCTGGAGATTGTTCTCCCGCCGGATCTCGTTCGGCTTGGCCGCGCCGATCTGGAAAAGGGTGTTCCAGTACGCTGCCTGGGATTTCTTGTCTGTTCTAAGCAGGGCCTGCGTGTTGAATTCAGCCTTGTATGTTTTCCGCTCCTGGCGTAAAAAGATTTTCCTGTTTATCTCGTCCTCGAACTTGGTGATGATCGGAAGAAGGGTATCGTTCAGGTATTCGATCTGTGATGCCTCTATGGTGGAATAACTTGATTTTGTCAGGTCGAATGCCTTCACCGGGGACACGGAGAAGAACCGGCAGATGTCGACAACGTTGAACTGTCTTGATTCGAGAAGTTGCGCGTCCTTCGGTGATACCGATATGGTCTGGTATTTCTGGTTGCCCTCCAGCACTACTATACCGTTAGGTTTTCCCGTAACCGGATTGGTACGGGCTTCCCAGGTCTTGTATATCTGGTCTCTCTGCTCCTGCGTGAGCCTTACGTTCTCCATCGTCAGTACTCCGGACAGGTTGCCTCCGGACTTGAAAAACCCGGAAGCATGCGCCTCGCTATCGGATGCTATGCCAAGGGTCTGCCTTGCGTGTGTGAGTGTGGATACCCCCACGATACCGTCGTAGGAGAAGTTGAGGACGTGTATCATGTCCTGCGGGTCGATAAGACCGCTGACCGGGTAATAGGGATAGCCCATGATCCGATATCGCTTGCGCTGATGTCCCCCTACTGGAATAAATTCGATGGAAACGTAATCCGCGGGGATGTAAACCAGCTGCGTGACCTGTCCGTTCTCTCGCTCGATGTAGGCGTAAGCATTGCCTTTCAGCAATGTGGATGCGGCCATGGTCTTGAACATGACGGACCGGCTCATCAGCTCGTTGGGTTCGAGGTTAAGAATGTCGTACAGCTCTGTCTGTCGTAGAGGTTCCTTGAATCCGTCAGCGTCAAGACGATACAATTCAAGCGGCAATACGGCAAGGGATCCCGATATCAGGTCAACACAACGGTACACCGTCGATAGCAGCATGGGGGTACTCCTGCTCTGCATCCACGACGGATAGGTCGTGGTGGTGGCCACCGTTGTGGTCGCAGGGGTAGTTTCTTCTGCTCTTGCTTCTCTTTTTCTCCGGCTAAATAATCCCATTTGCGGACGCGTTTATAACTAACATTTTTTTTGTGTTACACTTTTCGATATCCTCGCATACGGGCATAAAAAAAGCCCGTATTTCTGCGAGCTTTATAAATATTTAACCTTATCAAAGCAAGTGCCTGATGTGCATCCTGGGATCGTCGTGGCCAAGCCGGTAGTCGTGGAACACGTACACCCCCTGCATTACACCGAGTTTGCCTCCGTCGGCCATGACCTTGTCCGTGAACTCCGAGTCGAAGCGGATGGAGTTGTTCGAAAACTTGTATTTTTCCCAGGTCTTTTTCTGAAAAATCATCAGAAACCCGGCAATGTTTATGTTTGTCTCCTCAACGTCAAAGTACCTCTCCTGCTGCAACCTCTGTGCTATGGCCTTGTGGTGCATGATGTCTGTGTTGCTGCTGAACTCTCCCGGTCGCTGGTGCGGTGAGGCTATCCGGTTAGTAAGGCAGCCGTACACCTGGTAATCGTAGAGGGATACCACCTCCGCGATCTGCTTTTTCGTATCCGGAAGCAGAAACAGCACATCCGAATCGGTAACACAGATCCAGTCATCGGGATTTGGAACCAATGCACAGTGTTCGTTGTGCGACTTGCCGATGCGTTTCTCCGTGTCGAACGGAGCAAAATAGTAGATCATTTGTGTTTGAACCATGCCACGGGATTTATTTTTTCGTCCTTGAAAACCGTATTAACCTGGGTGCCGTGTACGAAGCGTCCGTCAAAATGCGTTCTCACGATATAATTGAACAGGCCCATGTCGCCGTCACCACACCCCGGTCTGTCGTCGTAGAACTTACTTTCCGTGACCGAATTGAAGTAGAACAGCAGAAATCTGCCGATGAACTCGATCACCACATCCACACTGCCCCCGCATAACCCCGCGTTCAGGAGAACGTCGTTATTTCCTTTCATGAATTCCTGCAGCTTCCTGTTCGGGTGGTGCTTCACCATCCACTCGCAACCGGTGATCTGTGCCTCGTCGCCGACGTAGAGGATCCCGTCTTTCATCGAATTGAAAGGATTCCGCAACATGACCACGTCCGATCCGTCCGTTATGAAGACTTTGCCGAACTCGTCCCTGTGTTCGCGCAAGTACATGTAGTAACTTACCCAGCGCTGGAAGTAAATGTTCCTGACGGACGTCTCGACTTTTACGAACTCGACGTTATCGTCCCTGTCCGGGTCTATCATATCGGAGATTATCACGATCTCCTGACCGTTCATCGAGTCGATAATGGGTTTTAGAATTCCCTTGTCCGCCGGCATCGGTGCATCGCGCTGCGGGTCGTCTATGCCTGAGAACAGACAGGTCAGGATGAGGTTCTTCTTCTCCATGAACGGGATGTACTCTCTCGAGTCCTTACGTTCATCGTAGAGCCTGGCGTTCCGTTCAATCCATTTCCGTCTCTCGATACCGACAACGGTGGATCCCTCGTTGCTCATGTGCTCGTCGCGCGAGTAGATCAGATCGTAGCTGTCGGGTACGTCCATGTATCTGAACGAAGTCAGCCCGGCATTATAGATCCTGTCGGATAGCGAAGGGTGTTCATATCCCCACAGGCCGAACACCGGATCCATGCCTCCGACCCTGTCGAGGCATATCCTCTTGTAGTAGCACATGCACCCGCGAACGTGGGAGTAGGCTACGATAGAACTGTCCCGGTACAGGACCATCATGTCGTTAAGTTTTGCGGCCCCTGGTGTTTTGAATTCCGCGAAGATATAGTTCAGGTGGGGCTCCCGGCTCTCGACATAAGGCTTGTACCAGTCCGTACACTTCGGGTAACAGTCGTCGTCGAACAGAAAAAAATGTTCGCACCCTGCCTTGTATAGCAGTTCGAAGCACTTGTTCTTCGCCCTTGCGATGCCCGCATTCTCCGTAAACCGGTACGTTGCTTCCGGGCATGGGGTGGTACTTGCGTCATCCACGACCACGATAACGGAGTTTTTCGGTGCGTGCTTCTTCATTTCGTCGTACGTCTTTTTGAAAATCTCGTACCTGTTGCGCGTGGTGATCGCAATGCCGATCAGCTGGGCGCCTAAGATTGAAACATCTTCTTTCAATTCATCTAGTTTTGCTTTGATTGCCTCAATGTTCATGGCTTGTATGTTGCTAAATTGTTGCTGAATATCGTGGGTTTGACAGGTATGATCCGAGTGACTCGAGCATCGCGATCACACCGTCGATCTTTTTTTCCTCGAATTTTTTGGATGGCTTAACGTTGCCGTTGTTGTCGCGGGCCATGACTACGTTGCGGAAACAGTGCCGTGTAATGATGTTGTTGTCGATAACCGCCCTGCCGGACAGGATTATGCGCTCCAGTTCCTTCGTGGGACGGTTGAAATTGCCCAGATTCTGCCCGTATGGCGCCATGTTTATACCCTTTTCTGTTGCATTTATCACGAACTGGGTAGCGTTCCACGGGTCATACGCGACGGAACTGAGGAATAGCAGATTATGCGCCTCCATCAGGTCGTTGAGGATGTAATCGTAGTCCGTCACGTTGCCTGGCGTGAGGGTCAGCAGCCCGAGCCGGCGCCACTCCGAATAGGTTTCCCTGAACCGTTTTTCAGTAAGTGCGGCCTGCGGGAGGTAGTATTTTGTCAAAAAATAGAACTTGTCATCCTGCGGGATCATGTAGTTCACACAGGTAAGGTCCGAGGTTGAGGAAAGGTCGATACCGGCGTAGGTCTCCGCATCCTTGAAGTCCTCTAGCCTGATATCCTTCGACGCCTCGATGATGTAGTTGTCCGGGATCCATACCTCGGATGAATCGCACCAGATGTTCAGGTTCTTCGTCTTCACGTTCACCTCGTCGGAGGGAGTGTTTATCGCTTTGCGGATCTCTTTCTGCAAGTACTGCGGCCTGACCGTCACGTTAAGGTTCGGATTGCTCTTGATCCACACGGCCGGATCCTTCCAGTCGTCGTCCTTGTCCAGGGTGAACACCGCGCAGAAAAACGAATCATCCTCTTTCAGGTTGTGAAGAATGTCGACCGCCGTGTCTCTCAATTCATAACAGGGCCCCAACTTGTCAAATCCGGCCGTCGTGATGATGATGGCGAGCGGATTCTCCCGGTTACCCTGCCCGGACTCGAGAACGGCCTTCACGCTGTTTGTTTTTGCTGCATGATACTCGTCCAGGATGAACATGTGCGGGTCGGGGCCGTCCAGCTTCGTGGAGTCGGATGCCAGGACTTTCAGAAACGATTTTGTGGCGTCAAACTTCACGGTATCGCGGTAGACGGTCAACAGTTTGCCCTTCGGATCCATGCCGGTTGCGAAGTTGGAACACAGAGGCCATGCCGATATCTTCACCTGGTCGCGGGAGTTTGCCGCGAAATAGATCTCCGCGCCATCCTCTCCGTCGTTGATAAGTCCATCCAATCCCATGCCCGCCGCGAGCGCGGTCTTTCCGTTCTTCCTCGCGATCTCGATGTATGCCGTCTGCGTGAGCCTGGTACCGTCGTCGTTGAAAAATCCGTACACGCTTGCAACGATCCACTGCTGCCACGGCTCCAGGAGAAAAGGCTTTCCGGAGTGCCGGGACTTGAAGTGCTTCAATATCGAATAGAACCGGATCTTGTCATCCACCACGTCCCCCCTGAATTCGTAGAGATCCATGAGGGAGAAGAACCGTTCGCAGGCAAGCCTTATCAGCTCGCATGCGACGATCTCCCCGGATATGACCCGCTGCGCGTACTGGACGTATTGTTTCATTTTTTCTTCGATGCCAAAAATTCCTCGAGTGCCGATTTTTGTTCGTCACTCCCGGTATCTTTCATCTTCGCCCGGGATTTGACCGTCAACCCGTACTCCTTCATGATCGCCAGCACCTGGTTATAATTCTTCGATGCAATGGTCTGCGCCGGGTTCGGCACGTCGTCACCAAGCCGGGACGTGGTGACCGGTCCCTCGTCAAGCAGTTTCTCAGTCGCCTGCAGATACATCTCGTACGAGGTCATCAGCATGTTCAGCGCGCCGGAGTCGAGAACGTCGATTTTCTGCTTTGCCCGCAGCTCGCGAATAACCGCCTTCATGAATTTTGCCGTCTCCTCGGAAACATTATCCGGGATCGGAAATGTAAATCTCGTAGCCATGCTTTTTTATTAACTAACACTTTTTTTGTAACACAGAGGCGCCAATTTTTTGCGGAATATCATTTTGTTACTTTTTAACTAAAAATGGATTTTTGAAAAAATGCCGTGCGTGGCGGCTCGAT